ACAGCGTAAGACACGCAAGCAGGTATTTATCGATTACAACCCTACCATGCGATTCTGGGCGCATGAAAAACTGCTCGATGAAAAAACGCGCGATAAGCAGTTTGAAGGTAAGGTCCAGCTTTATATCACCGATCACCGCCATAATCCATTTCTCAGTAAAGAAGAGCATGACGCCTATGAATCTATAACCGACCCTGAAACATTCCGGGTTTATTCCCGCGGCATGACTGGTAGGGTAGAAGGCACCATCTACCGGTTTAAAAAGGTCGATAAGATACCGGAAGGCTTAGCCTTTGGCTTTGGCATTGACTTCGGGTACAATCAGGACCCATGTGCCATCATGAAGATCTATTATCACCGGCGCGATCGGTATTGGCATGGCCTTCTGTATAAATCTGAAAATGAAATACTCGATGAGATTGTAAAGAACAATCTCGACATGACGCCAGCTGGTTACATGGCCGATATTTTGAAGAAAAACGGCTGTACGGCCAGTTCGTTGGTGTGGGGTGACCACGACAAGAACTACCAGGTTCAATTGCGGCGCCATGGCATTCCTTTCCGCATGACGAAGAAAGGACCGAACAGCGTTAAGACCGGGATAAGTAAGGTAAAGTCATTCAACAATTATTATTACGACACGCCCATTTTGGAAAAAGAACAGGAGACGTACGTTTGGGATAAAGGCGTCGATCTGTTAACTGGTAAGGAGGTATTTCTCGATGTACCGGTACAAGGCGTTCCGGATCACTATCTCGATGCTGGGCGATACTTCATTTATCCTCATGCATTACGCTTTGCTACTGTTGGTACCGATAATGAAAAAGAGGATGAGCCGGTTGAAGAAAATGAATAAATTTACAGGTATGATAAAACCAGATGAATTGCGCTTAGTTAAGTTCTAAAGGTTTAACTACAAAAAATAATCTGTTATTTATCAAAAGTTGTAATTTTATTTGTGAAACTATAATGCTAAAATATTTAGTAATGAAAAACTAACACTTTGGATTTTGAGCCTGTATATTGTAGCAAGTGCAGAAAACTGATTGGCGAGATAAAGGAAGGAACGGTCCGCTTAAAGTGTAAGTGCGGAACTCTTACTACGATAACAATAATACAAAAGCCAGAACCCCGGCAGAATAAGGTCAGAGATGTAGCAATGTATAGCGGGTCCGCGCGATAAAATAAACTAAAGAGACTCCTAAAAGGGGCAGTTGTCGAAAGGCAGTTGCCCCTTTATTTTTTACCAGTATGAATAAATTGTCGATAGCAGCAAGACAGCTCGCAAAAGGAAATATCGGTAACGCAATTGCCGCTATCGCCACCAAGTCTACGCAAACGCAGCTAATACAACCGGCGCGTTACCGTGATGGTAATTTCTTCTTCGGTGTCTTCGGTGCTGACAAAGCATTTATATGGGGTAATTACAATAGCTCGCTAAGAGCTTACCAACGCTGCCCTGTTGTTTCCAGCATCATAAATCGGCAGGCTCTCGCAACGATCAATGGCAGGATGATGATCGTTGATGATTCTGGTAAAGAAAGTCAGAAGGTACAAGCAAAGGCATTGCGCAGGCTCTTGCGCCGGCCCAATCCGCTTCAATCATATAAACAATTCAGGGCCCAGTCGAATGTATATAAAAGGATCTACGGTTATTGCCCGGTGCTGCGCATGTGTCCTGTTGGATTCGAGGATGATTTCAGTAAGTGGCGCCTCTGGAATATACCCCCATGGATGATCCGCGTTGAAGATAATCCGGAACTCTTCTTCCTGGCTGGGGGTAAGCCTTTTAATGCGATTCATCTTAGCTACATGGGAAAGACTGTTTCGTTGAGTCCTGATAATGTCTTTTTCATAACGGAAACCCAGATATCGACAGGTTTATTCGAGCTGAATAGCAGTCAGGACAACGTATCGCTTTATCTGCCTGATAGCAAGTTGCTACCTGTTCAACAGAATATCGATAACATTCTGTCTTCGCTTAATGGGCGTGGTGCACTCAATCGCGAAAGAGGCCCCATGTGGATATTAAGCAATGATCAGGCAGACAGTCCTGATTCCGGCTCGTTTCCATTGGATACTACTGCTAAAGATAGTCTGCAAAAAGATTTTTTACAATATGGAATTACCGGCGGCCAGCGAAAGGCTATTATCACCGATGCGAAATTAAAGCTGCAAACTGTCGGCTTTGACGTAGGCCAGCTCAAACTGCTCGAAGGCGAAATTCAGGATGCGAAGTTTATCGCGGATCAGCTTAACTATCCTCCTTATCTACTCGGCCTGGTTGATTCCAAATTTGATAATCAGCAGATAGCTGAACGAAATATGTATACAAACAGTATCATACCTGATTCGGAAAGCGAAGATGAGCAATGGTCTTCATTTTTAAAACTGGATGATCTGGGTCTGAACATGAAGACTGATTTCAGCCACATGGCTGTACTGCAGGAAGATATTACTGAGCAAGGTCGTGGCAGATGGTATATGGATCAGGCGCTTCTTATCGAGTTTCAAAATGACCTGATTACATGGAATGAGTGGCGCATCAAACTCGGTGATGATCCGGTAACAGGCATGGACCTCTATTACAGTGATCTGGTGAAGTCGGGAAGAATCATAGGACCACCGAAGCCAGGCACATCCGCCAACGTATCAACTGACAGCCAAAGCAATAACGATCAAAATTCAAATAATGGAAACTAAACCAAAGGTCGAGCAACCGAAGATCGATAAACCCAAAGTGGATAAAGCAGTAATAGATGCGAAGGTTATTGAAAAAGACAAGCTGATTGCCGACAAGAAAATTATAAAGAAATGAGCAAGAAATTGATTCCTGCCGGACTGGAAGGTAAAGCCCTTTTTAATTACCTGGTAAAAAACGAGGGTTTAATATTCCACGCAAAAAAGAGCACTGTTAAAAAGGCTGATGCTGTTTATGCGCCGCCTCTTTATATTAATGCAAAGGGTGAACTGGCGACGAAAGCGGAGTCGGGTGACGCACAAATTGATCCTACAAAGCTACAGGTCACTGTGGTAATAAATACCACCAACTGGCTCGATAGTCATCAGGATGTACATATACCAGGCATCTGGAAAAAAAGTCTTGCCGATAATAAAAAAACCGGCTTCTATCTTTTGCAAAGTCACGAATATGATTTTCCATATGTTATCGCCGATGGTTGTGATGGATTTACTAAAAATCTCTCGTGGAAGGACCTCAACCAAGATATACCCGGTGTAACCGAGGCGCTCATTTTCAAAGGTATTGTTGATGAAGGACGTAATGAGTATATGTATGGCCAGTATCAAAAAAAGTATGTCAAGAATCACAGCGTTGGCATGCGGTACATAAAGATGTGCACATGCATTAATGACGATGATTACCCGGTTCAAAAGGAGAACTGGGATAAATATATTGAGATGGTTGCTAACCGTGATGAGGCTGAAGCTGATGGTTATTTCTGGGCAATACTTGAAGCCCAGGTGATCGAAGGAAGCGCGGTATTGTTCGGCAGCAACTGCATGACACCCACCTTAGAAACTTCCCTGCTGGGCACTAAGTCGGAGCCGCCAATTGGCACTTCGGACGAGCCGCCATTAACGCTGGATGATATACGAAAAACAAAATTCATTTAACATTTAAAAAGGAATTTATGCCTTTAACTAAAGAAGAATTGCAGGCGGTACAGGAAACCGTTGGTGCTCAGGCAAAGGAAGCTATTAAAACAGAGCTCGATGCCTATGAGGCCAAAGTAAAGAAAGTGGCAGAAGAAGCTGCTAAAAACAATGGCGGTGTTTCAAAAGAAACATTTGATGCTTACAAAGAAGCATCAGATACCGCACTTGCAGCAGTGAAAGCCATCGCTGAAAAGCAGGGAACTACTCTCACTGAATTGGCGCTGAAAATTGAGACAGGCGACGCTCCCGTTAAATCTATTGCGGAAGTACTTAAAGGAGACGAGGAAGAATTGCGCAAGTTATATACCCAGCGCACCGGCCAGAAAACCTATATGGTGACCATGAATAAAAATGGTGCCATGGCTATGAAACCATTTGACGAGACTAAAACAGCCGGTCCCAACGCCTCTATTTCAGGCATCAATGGTGGAACCGCTGCTTCGATCTCTCAAAGCCTTGATGCTGCCACATTGTTGCGCGTAGGAGCCGGATCACCAATTTACGGGCAGTACCGTAACACGCCATGGATCTTTGATCTATGCAATACAGTGAATGGCTCTTTCGATAGCAGCCGACCTTTCGCAATATGGTTTGATGAGCAGCCAAAAACTGGTGCATCAGCTACGAC